CCACAGAAGTAATTTCGTATCTTCCGTCCTCACAAATCAGCACCATTGCTGTTGTAACTTTGATATCTGGAATCACACGAAATCGAAATAGGTCTGTGGAATCGGTAAAGGTGCTGCGGTTAGCCCATTTCTCACTTCCATGTCGGCCTTCTCTATAGGCTCTTACGGAAGCCACCACCACATCGGTAATAGTAGAAAAACCCTCGTCATCTAAAACTTTTTGTTTCTCAACAAGGTCAATAAACGTGTTCATCTTTCCAAAGCTCATATCACACCTTCCAATCTCGGTCCAGGCGCAATAGCAGATTTACGGTATTCCAGACCTGTTGACTAGCCTGAACATTATCTGCAAAGAAACCGCCTGTGGAACCGTCTCTGGATTCATAAAAATGCGATGCCAGCATAATCACCGCTTGTTCTGTGGTGGCCGGCATCGTATTTTCTGTGTAGTATCCTTCAGAAATATGCTGATAGCTTTCCGCATAAGAAATGGCGGCAGTGATGAAATGCTCTATCAGTCCATCATCTGCCGAGTGCTCCAGAATCAGATTCTCTTTGACCTTACTTAAAAGCTCACTCATCACTGCCACCTCCCATTACTTAGGCGCCCATCTTAAGCACCTGAACTGCTTCAGGAAGCACCAACTTACCGTCTACACGTTCTTTAGCAACAAAGCCCACCATACCGTTTCCGGCATAAAGCTCACGAAGCTCTGCAAAAGAACGAGTACCACGATCACCGATGTTGTAGTAGCTGAAATCACCAAAGGCGATGACAGGCTTACCAGCAGCAACAGTAGGTACAAAAGGAGAAGTCAAAACATCGTAACCGAACAACTTACCAGGTTCACCGGCCTGGTTAGAAGGCTGCCAGAGATACTGTCCGTTTTCATCCTTAAGCTTTCTGATAACCGCAATTGTCTGGTCGTTCATGATGAACTTCGCGCTCTTACGGTAAGGACTCTTCAATGCATATACAAGGTTGATGATTTCGTCCGCAGTGATTTCCGTTGCACTTGCTGCAGTTACACCAATCTGTGCACCACCAGTTTCTGCAAAGATACCGAGAGGCTTACCGTTACCATCCCCGTTAAGGAAGGCATCCTCTTCTGCGTTTGCCAAAGCCTTGCCGAACTGCTTGATGATATAGTTTTCAAGCTGGAAGGCATTGTCGTACAAGAGCTCCTCGGTTACCTTTACTGCAACATGAAGCTTGTGGGCATCAAGATTAATCTGGCTGAAGGTAGCGTCACCAAAAGTAAGCTCTCCGCCTTCCTCAATCCATGCAGCTGCAGGTTTGGCACTGGCAATGTTAATCTTGTGCTGCCCGCTAGTAGTGATTACGTTTGCAAGACCTCTGAAGATGTTTTCCTCAGTCAATACATCGATAAGACGAGAGTCATATTCCTCCGGTACAAGATAGCCACCGTTTTCATCGATACCTTCAGAAAGCACATCGTTGATAGTACGGAAGTTGGTACGAAGTGCCTTAAGCATACCAGCCTTATACGCATCAGAAGCGCGGCCAGTTTTAACCTTACCGTCACCATTATCCTTGCCACCGTTCATAGGCTTATGGGTGATAGGAGTGTTCACAGGCTTGTTAAGCTCAGACTCCATCATTTCCATTGCCTGCATACGTTCAATTTCAGAAGTGTAATTCTGTACCTTCTGTTCCATCTCTGCATAGGTCTTTGCATCGTCGGCAGAAAGCAAACCGTCTTTATCACGCTTTGTTTCTACAAATGCCTTAGCTGCTTCCCATGCTTTGTTACGCTTTTCTCTAAGTTCTAAAATAGTCATAATAAATTACCTCCAATTTTTGATAAGATTGAGCCTATCCATTAAGGAGTCGGCTTTGATTTTTGTTTCTGCCTTTTCAGGCTTTGCTTTGATTTCACATTTAGCGGCCAGCTTATCCATTAAAGAATTCATAACCGCTGCATTAGAAAACATCATGCTGACCTGCGGTACAGGAATTTCATCTGTTACAGTGCTTCTTTGCATAATTTCATCTGCAAAGCCAAGTTCGATAGCCTTGTTTGCATCCATCCAGGTTTCTGCATCCATAAGATGAGAAAGCTTAGTACGACTAAGACCAGTCTTGATTTCATAAGCATTTAAAATGGAATCCTTTACACTGCCAAGCATGTCAATTGCCTTCTGCATCTCCGCAGAATTTCCAAAAGCCACAGTCATCGGATTATGGATCATCAACATGGATACAGGGGATACAAGGACCTTTGTACCTGCCATAGCAATAACAGATGCAGCTGAGGCCGCAATGCCATCGATCTTGACCGTTACGTTTCCTTTGTAATCCATCAGCATGTTATAAATCTGTGCTGCAGCAATGCAGTCACCTCCCGGAGAGTTAATCCAAACGGTGATATCTCCACTTCCGGCATTTAGCTCTTCTTTGAAAAGCTGCGGTGTGACATCATCATCAAACCAGCTTTCTTCGGCTATCGTGCCATTTAGAAACAGAATCCTCTCCGTCGTCATCTCCTGTGTCTCCTGATTGGTTACCATCTGATTTTTCCAGTTCCAGAACTTCTTCATTCTGTGTTTCCTCCTTTCCTGCGAAAATGCCCGCATCCTTGAGCTTTGTCATATTGCCGTTGATAAGGTATAAGTCACCGCCTTCTTCAGCAGGGATACGGTCTAAGTTTTCAAGTTCACGTATGTCATTGGCACTCATCCAACCATTTTGTCTGCCGATAGCGTAACCGTTCATACGGCTTTGATAATCGCCACGAAGCAATCCGTCTACGTTGAACTTAATAAAATAAGCAGCCTTCTCAGACTGTGAAACCAATGTACGAATCATTGATTGCTCCCACCTTACAAGCCAAGGCTCTAAAGTGTACTTCACAAACTCCAAAGACTGCTGCTCTATATTAGAAAAGCTCGACTTTTCAAGATCACCCACCATGTGAGGAGGGACTCTGAAAATTCGAGCAATTTCATTGATTTGAAACTTACGTGTTTCAAGAAACTGTGCCTGCTCTGGCGAAATGGAAATAGGCGTATATTTCATGCCCTCCTCCAGAACGGCTACTTTATTTGCATTGCCGCTGCCACCAAATGTGGACTGCCAGCTTTCACGCACCCTTTGTGGATCCTTGATGGTACCAGGGTGCTCTAAGATACCACCTGGTGTTGCACCATTAGCAAAAAACTTAGCACCGTATTCCTCACAAGCAATGGCCATTCCAATGGCATTCTTAGCCATAGCAATTGGGCTATAGCCTACAAGACCATCAAAACCAAGCCCTGGAATATGAAGTACGTCACTTGCTCGAAGTACTACTGCGGTATCTTTATTTTTAATCGCCTCATCATTACCTCGGTAATAGGTGTAATAAAGCTGACCACTATCATCTCTATCCACCACCATTCGATTTGGCATTAGGGGATAGAGGGCTACAACTTCACCTTTTCCATTACGAATAATCTGCGCATAGGCATTACCCCACAAAAGCAGATGCGTCATCAAAATTTCCCTGAATACAAATGAGGTCATTTCAGAATTCGGTTCATCATGCAGCAAGGTATACAGCGGATGGTCGATAGCTTTTTCTTTACCTCCTGTATCTGTATAACGGTAAACGTGTAGCGGCAAGCCTGCTACAGCTTCTGCCAAAATACGCACGCAGGAATATACTGCGGTCATTTGCATAGCAGAACGTTCCGTTACCGCTTTACCTGAGGTAGAGCCTCCAAACAGAAAACGATAAGCGCTTCCTGCTGTTGCATTGGTGGGCTTATCTCTTGCCTTAAATATTCCAGCTAAAATTCCCATAGGAATCACACTCCCTTCTATATGAACAGTATGCCGCGTTCATCATAAACGCTGGCGGTGTTATTGTTACCACAACGAATTGCACGATCCAGTCCCATAATCGTTGCCACAGCACCGTCGATTTTTTCTGTGGACTTTTCTTTGTCTGCTTTAATATTTCCAGCCGGATCGGTACGAATAAAGATGTTATCCATCATCCATCGCAATACCGGATGACCTCCATGTGCTAGCTTTCCTTCCAGCGTTAGCTTCATGAGTTCTTTAGTAGGTGGTGACATATCCTTAAAGCCCTGACCAAATGGAACTACCGTAAATCCCATACCTTCTAAGTTCTGGACCATCTGCACAGCGCCCCAACGGTCAAATGCAATTTCTCTGATATTGTACTTCTCACCAAGCCTCTCAATAAACTTTTCAATGTAACCATAATGAACAACGTTACCCTCTGTGGTTTGAAGGAAACCTTGTCGTTCCCATACATCATAAGGAACATGGTCACGCCTTACACGAAGCTCTAAGGTATCCTCCAGAATCCAAAATATGGAAGCATCACAAATTTGTCGTCTTCATCTTCTGGCGGGAACACTAAAACAAACGCAGTAATATCCGTTGTGCTAGAAAGGTCAAGTCCTCCATAGCAAACTCTACCCTCCAACGCCTCCTCAAATACTGCAAATGCACATGCATCCCATTTTTCCATAGGCATCCAGCGCACCGCTTGCTTAACCCACTGATTCAAACGTAGCTGCCTGAAGGCATTCTCTTCACCAGGATTTTGTCTGGCTGATTCACAAGCTGCCTGTACCTTATCGATACCTATAGTCTCACCAAGAGAGGGATTTGCCTTCTTCCACACTTCTGGATCTGTCCAATCCTCTTCTGTTGTTGCACCGTAGATAACAGGGTAGAAGGTGCTATCCTTCTTTCTGCCTTCTAAAATATCCAGCGCCTTTTGATGTGTTTCATAACAGATGGAATTGGTATCGGTGCCTGCTGTCGTAATCAAAAAGTACAAGGGCTGCATACGAGCATCACCGGAGCCCTTCGTCATAACGTCAAAGAGCTTTCGGTTTGGCTGTGTGTGCAGCTCATCAAATACAACACCATGAATGTTAAAGCCATGCTTTGAGTAGGCCTCCGCAGATAGCACCTGATAAAAGCTATTCGTAGGAAGATATACAATTCTCTTCTGGGACGCCAGTATCTTGCACCTTTTATTTAAGGCCGGACACATACGCACCATATCTACAGCAACGTCAAATACAATCGTTGCCTGACCTCTATCCGCAGCGCAGCCATAAATTTCAGCACGCTGCTCTTCATCTCCACAACAAAGTAAAAGAGCGACCGCCGCTGCAAGTTCACTCTTTCCATTTTTCTTTGGCACCTCAATGTATGCCGTATTAAATTGTCTGTAGCCATTTGGCTTTAAGGTTCCGAAGATATCTCGGATAATTTGCTCCTGCCAGCTAAGTAGCTTGAAGGGCTTTCCAGCCCAGGTTCCTTTGGTATGGCAGAGGCTTTCAATAAACATCACAGCAAAATCAGCAGTATCTTCATCATAGAAGCTGTCTTTTGCCATGAACTTCGTAGGAGTGTATCCCTTCTTTGCCACTGCAATCACCTCTATTTCTTTTTGCGTAACGAAAAACAGAGCCATATGGCCCTGTCATTCCTTTTCGATTTTTAATTGTAGTTATTAAGTAAGATGCAAAGCGCAAGCTCTGCTTCCTGGCAGGCAGGCTCAAGCTCCCAAGCGCTATCGTATTTCGCAATGAACTCTCCGTTCATTCTAAGCGAAAGCTCTGAAATTTTACCTTTGTTGATTCCGGCGCTGTCAGCTTCAGCCAGTGCCTTTACGCGGTAATGAATCACTTTATTGCCTCCGTCTTTTTTCGGAATTCCAATAGAGCCTTCCTTCCACGAATATGGTTTACTGTCTGTGCTTATCCTTCTGCAGCTATCCTCGCCATAAACCACGCTAAGCCCGCAGCCATTGTCCCACGCCACCATAATGCTGCCTATATCATCAACGCCTGTAACGGTACCTTGGGTTCCTACAGGCGGCGCCTGAACATCCTCCATGTGCACCAGCTCAACTCTTGTGCCTACCAGGTATTCTTTTTTGATTCGTTCTACAATATTTTTATTTGGAAACATGAAATTTGCACCTCCATTTTGATACTATATATCACTCTAAACCGCCAAAATAGCAAGTGATATCTTGGAATAAGTGCTTATTTATTTTCTTCCAAATCCACTGCTTCAAAAGGAATGACCTCACCGTTTCTAATAACAGAGACGTTTTCTGCAGAGCCTACCTGTTCAATATATCTTTTTACGATTACATCACAGAACTTTTCATCCAGTTCAATGGTTCTGCAATACCTGCCGGTCTGCTCACACGCAATCAGCGTGGAACCGCTGCCGCCAAAAGGATCCAGCACAATGCAGTTTGTCATGCTGGAGTTCTTAATCGGATACGCAATCAGCGGTACCGGCTTCATCGTAGGATGATCACCGTTTTTCTTAGGCTTATCAAATTCCCAGATGGTAGTTTCTTTTCTGCCAGAATACCACTGGTGCTTTCCGGACTTCTTCCAGCCAAACAAGCATGGCTCGTGCTGCCACTGATATGGGCTTCTTCCTAACACCAGGCTCTGCTTCTTCCAAATGCAGGTGCCGGAAAGATAAAAGCCAGCTTCCGCAAAGGCCCTTCTAAAATTAAGGCCTTCTGTATCTGCATGGAACACATAAATACTGGCGTCATCCGCCATTGCCTGGTACATACAAGAGTAAGCGTCAAACAGAAATTGGTAAAACTTATCGTTTGCCATATTATCATTTTTGATTTTTCCTGCGCTGCCTTCGTAGTTCACGTTATACGGAGGATCTGTTACCACCAGGTTTGCTTTCTTACCCTCCATCAGAAGCTCGTAGGTTTCCGGCTTTGTGCTATCACCGCAAACAAGACGATGGTTACCAAGCACCCACACATCACCGGCTTTTGTGAAGGTAGGCTTTTCAAGCTCAGCATCTACATCGAAATCGTCATCCTCCACATCATCATCGGAGGCAAACAGGTCTGCGATTTCTTTATCATCAAAACCAGTAAGTCCGATGTCAAAAGCCTCTGCCTGCAAAGCCTCGATTTCAATTCTCAACAGCTCTTCATCCCAGCCAGCGTCCATCGCCATACGGTTATCCGCAAGGATATACGCTTTCTTCTGTGCTTCGGTTAAGTAGTCCACAAACACACATGGGATTTCCTTGATGCCTTCCTCCTTAGCTGCCATGATTCGACCATGACCGGCGATGACATTTAGGTCCCTGTCAATAATGACCGGATTGATAAAACCAAACTCACGTAGAGATGAGCGAAGCTTCATCACCTGCGCAGGGGAATGAGTTCTTGCGTTATTCACATAAGGTATCAATTTAGAGGTTTCAATCAGCTTCATTTCTGTCGTTGTTTTGCTCATGCTGCACCTCCATTAAAAAAGGCCCCACTCGGCAAACTTCTCAAAGCCACCAATGGAGTCAATGTATTCTTTTGCTTGTTTTACAATCTCGCTATAAGGTACGCCATCAATAGTGTCGTCTCCAATCGCGCAGCAAAAGCTGACCGGTTTTCCAGTTCTTTGCGCTTTTAGGAAAGCATAAATATTTACAGAAACATCTGCCTTGGATAAGTCTTTACCATGAAGGCCACCACCGGTTACGGAGTCCGCCATATCACTACCGAGCTTTCTGTTTGTGACGCCAGTATCTACATCAGTGCCACCAGTCCAATCTCCCAGAGGATTGATTTCAGCAGCTTCGTATTTTTCTTTGAGCGCAGCTGTTTTGGCATTACTCTGGCAAATGATAAGTCTTGCTTCATCCAGGATGTATTTTCCGTCATAAGGGTAGGTGCTATAAATATCGCGTGCAATGGCGGATAACTCTTGCTGTTCCTTTGTAAGTGGCATACCTTTGAAGATACCATTATCACCGCAGCGGTGTCCCTTCGACTGATTTTCAGATAAGTGCTTATCCTGCAATGTCGCATTTAATTTTCCCGGCGATACGCTTAATCGCATTTTTTATTTTATTCACATTTAAGTCAGTAGTGGTTTCAATGATGGCATGGCATTTTCCATGACCAATCAATACCTCCACTGCAATTTTAGGATTTTCATCCACCTGATACGCAAGGTCTACAATGGCACCTGCGATTCTATCTGCCACCTTATCCGGATGGCTCGGATTTACTTTTTCAATCATAACTACTGTCCTTTCCTTGTACGAAGCAACCTTTCCATCACATCATCCTGTGGTGTTGCTCCGGTATATTCTACTGTCGCGTTTTCTTTTACAATCTGGTAAATCTGAAACCAGGATTGATTTGCCTGTTTGGTAAATTGCTGCAGCATCGATACATACGGTGATGCGATTGCATTACCAGTTGTCGGATGTTTTGCAAGAAGACCATAATCAGAAATACACTGCTCGCACTGAATCTGTCTGGCCACGCTCATAGCGTACTGGTTAATAAGCTGCACATTCACATATTCTGTACAGCCGACCTTCTTCAGCCACTCCCAGGTTTCCTTAAATATCTCTTCTGCGCAAAGCTCCATACCATTTTTCTGTCTTGCTTTCATGTAATCCTTAATTGAAGGCATATCGACGCCTTCTAATTCTGGCGCATCGGGCAGCTCAATGATTGGTGCGGATTTACCCGCAGAGATTTTCTCTGTCAGGGCCTTACGTTTAGGGCCGCTACCCATTCTGGCACCGCCTCGTGCAGTTCCGTCCTTAGCCAATTTTCTCACCTCTTTTCCGCCGGGCCTTTAATACCCCGTTTGAATACCGATTTTTGCGCGTAAGGGCCCACGCCCGTTGCACGACTATTTTGTTTTAGAGATTTTGACCGCCCCTCCCGTCAACGATTATGCCAACGGTCACCGCTTTCCGCATGGATTCTTGCATGACACGACTTGCACAAAGCAATCAGATTATTTCTGTCATGAGTTCCACCCTTAGACAAAGGAACGATGTGATGAATCCCTTCTGTTGGTGTGTAACGACCTTCCTCCAAACACTTCTGACACAAAGGATGTGCAGCTGCAAAGCTATCTCTTATCCTTTTCCAAACTCTTCCGTACTTTTTCTTGGTGGCTGGATCCCTGTCGTACTTTTCATACCTTTTGTTTTCTTCCTTCTCATGCACCTCACAGTAGCGACCGTAAGTTAAGTTTGGACAGCCGCTTTTGCTGCATGGACGCATTGGTTTTCTGGGCATGTGGCTCCTCCTTTCTGGCATAAGAAAAGCCCTGCAGGAAGGTCCCACAAGGCTCTCTTAATTCTTACTCTTTCGCTATTATAATAATATCAGAAGGGAATACTCTCATTCTATCCATTTAACTCTCATGTTTTAGAATTTCTTCCACTTCTTTTAACGCCGCATCATGCAGGCGGTACGTATGCTGAATGCTGTAGCCAAGCTCCACTGCAATTCTCTCCCAGGAGATAAAGCTAAGATAACGCTTCTCTAAAATGGTTCTAAGCTCAAGGCTAGAAACCGCTTTTATTACATCCATGATTTCACGCTTCAAATTTACCAGCGCAATCATGTCATTTTTGATTTCCTCCTGCAAATCTATAATCTTCATCACTGCATCTGCCATACGGGAACCACCACGATTTGGATTTCTCGGCATATCGCTAATAACAGCAGTGCAGCTTGTGGCTAAGTCATTTAAGGCTTCGATTTGTTCCACCTTCGTTCTAATACTTGCATCCAGGAAACGGGCCTGTAAAAGATATTCTTTAGAAGTCATGTTTTCTTTCCTCCCTTAATCGCTTGATTAAAAATTCCGGATCAACAGAGGTTAATGCAGAAAACAAATCAGACCGAAAGAAGCGCTCTATCGAATTGATTTCTGAAGGACTCGTTGTATTGCGGTAGTCCTTCACAGCCTGCATAATAATCGCATTTGCTAATTTTTCATATGGATCCACTACCAATACCTCCGGTGATTTTGTTCCCTCGGATTGTCGTAGATTGTCTTAGGTCGTCGTTATTTGTCGAAGATTGTCATTTTTTAGGTTTGCTTTCACCGCATCGATAAGTGCCTTCTGGTTTGTATCCTTAGAAGATAAGGCATCCAGAATATCCTCATCAATGGTACCGGCAGTTACAATATGCTGCACAACAACAGTTTTCTCATTTTGGCCCTGTCGCCACAAACGTGCTACTGTCTGTTGGTATAATTCCAGAGACCAGGTGAGACCGAACCACACGATGGTGTTTCCACCTTTTTGTAAATTCAGGCCATGACCAGCAGAGGCCGGATGAATTAAGCCTACATCGTATTTACCGCTATTCCAGTTACAGATATTTTCTTCCGTAACGATTCTGGAATAGGAAACCTTAAGTGCATCCAGCTTTGCAGTAATTCTTTCAAGGTCATGCTTGAACCAATAACATAACAGAATCGGACTCTGTGCAGCTTCGATAATATCCTCCAAAGCCTCCAGCTTCCTGTCATGAATATGCACTGCTTCACCGGTTTCGGAATACACTGCACCATTTGCCATTTGTGAAAGTTTCCCGGAAAGGGCTGCTGCATTTGCGGCAGTGATTGCTTCATCCTCTTTGTATGGAAGTATCAAATCTTGTCGCATTTCGTCGTAAAGTGCCTGTTCAGACTCGTCCATATAAACGGGATATCTATTTTCAATCAGCTCCGGCATCTTAAGGTGATCCAACGCTTTCATGGAAATAGTGATATCAGAAATTTTATCGTAGATTTGTTTTTCAGCACCTGGACGCAGCTTATATGAATAAACAATCTGGCCATTCATACGGTCAGGCACAAAATAACAGTTGCGATATTGTGTAATGAATCTTCCAAGTCTGGCCCCCATATCTAAGCACTTAAACTGTGCGAACAAGTCCATCATACCATTGGGTGAAGGTGTACCCGTAAGCCCAACAACACGTTTAATCCTCGGACGCACCTGCATAAATGCTTTGAAGCGTTTGGAGTTCCAATTCTTAAAGGAACTCAGCTCATCGATAACGACCATATCGTAATCAAAAGGCACGCCGCTTTTTTCTACAAGCCACTGTACGTTCTCTCGATTGATAATGTAGATGTCTGCATCCTTTTTCAAAGCTTCAATACGTTCCTTTTCTGTGCCAACTGCAATGCTGTATCTTAAGTGGGATAAGTTATCCCATTTCTTTATTTCATCAGACCACGTTACCTTTGCTACTCGAAGCGGTGCAATCACCAGAACCTTTGATACCTCAAAAGCATCGTACATCAGCTGGTTAATAGCATCTAAGGTACATACGGTCTTACCAAGTCCCATTTGTAAAATAATCGCTGCGACCGGATGGGATATAATAAACTCGGTCACATACTTCTGATAATCATGTGGTTTGTATTCCATCAAGGATACCTCCAATCTGTAACGGGGAGTCTAACACATAGACTGCCACGCCTAATTTTCTAAGTTGCTTATGGCGGTGCAGCTGAATGGCTCTGGGCTTTTCACCAGGACGCTTCACTTCTACGAAACCAACCTTCCCGTCAGGTAATATGACGATGCGATCGGGCCAGCCTACGGTCCCAGAAATCCACTTCTCACACAAGCCGCCACGCTTTTTAACTTCATCAATTAACTGTTTTTCAAGCTCACGTTCTCTCACAGCAGACCTCCATCAAAATTTCATAGGTGACACCCATTCCTCTCATTTCCAAAACTTCTCTTATAGCATTTTTTATTAAAAATCTTTCTATAGGGACTTTTATGGTAAGAGTAGAATGACTACCACTTTTTATATTTTCACAGTAGAAAAAGTTTTAGATTTGACTGTTTTGACTGTCATTTCCACTTTTTCTACTGCTACTTCTATAAAAGGACTATCACGCCTTGCACAAGCATCACTGCTTATTCAAGAAAGTCCTGACCTTCCTTCATGCACAAGCCATAAATGAATGAGCCCTTATTCGTTTTGCGTCTAACATATCCGGCCTTTTCAATCGCACCATAAAAATCTGTAGTGCTTCTGATATACTCACCATTTAACATGCAGTGCGCACGATACGCCTGATAAAACTCTCCGGATTTTACACCAGAAGTGTTGTCCGCCTTTTCGCAGCATTCATCTAAGAACTGGCCAAGCCAGTCATTATCCTCGCGGTATGCTTTGACTGCCTCCTCAACCACCTTAGGCTGTTTCGTTTTGAAGTCCGCTGCAATGGCCTTCTGTGCACCCTCGATAACCCAGCTCATAATGTAACCGCCGGCGTTATCAAACAGGTAGTCAGCGTAGTTCTTAATATCGGAAGCACCGGTAATCTTCGCATTGAAGGGGATAACCACCAAACGACGCCAGATACCATCATCATTGGCACCGACCTTTGGCAGGTGGTTGGTGTACAGCACCAGCGTATGAGAAGGCACAAATGAAAACGGATCCTTGTACTTTTTCTCAGCCTGAATTTCATCAGTCGAGCAAAGCTGTTTTACCGTTGCGGTATTCAGGCGCATACCTTCCTCCATTTCAGACGCAATGATGAGGCGCTTGCCCTTAAGCTCGGCCATTTCCGGCTTCACGTTACGCTTGCAGTTCATGGTGAGAGCCTCCGCAGAAATCTTACCTGCATAATTGCCAAGCACACGATAGATGGTATTCCAGAACGTACTTTTACCATTAGCACCGCCGCCATAAGCGATAATCATATGCTCCTGGAACACTTTACCCACTGCCGCTTCACCAACAGTGATTTGTACATAATCGATAAGCTCTTTGTCACCTAAGAAGAAGGTACCCAAAGCTTCCTCCCAGATTTTCTTACCCGCACCAGAAGGCGAGCAGGCGGTAATCTTCGTAATAAGGTCCTCTGAGCGATGGTCTCTGCTGCCGGCCATTCCTTTTTCCATATCCACCGTTGACTCCGGTGTGTTAATGAGGAACGGATTCTTATCCAAGTCAGAAACATTGATGGAAAACATCGGCTTTGCAGCATTTAATGTGGAAACGATATATTTGTAATCTCTGCGCTTTTGTACGAACTTCAAATAGGTCTTTGCACCAAGCAGCATGAAGTACAGCTTCATGAGCTTTGGAGTATCACACATTTTTTCTAAATCCTTACCACCGGCTCTTGCAGTAACCTCATCAACACCTGCAGTAACCAGCGCTTTTACTGCTACTTCCACAGCATCCTCTGCATCAGCAAGCTGCAAATCTAAAAATTCTTCTGTTGCGCCAACCGCTAACTGCTTATCTTCACGCCAGCAATCACCGTCGTATCTTAAATAATCTGTGGCATTGGTAAACTTCAGCTCGTTTCCATATTCACGAGTCAGCACCTTCGCTTCACCAATATCGGAGTAATCCTCCGGCTTCAAGGAAGCTGCGCCAAACTCATCGTTATATTCCTCAGGCGGCACATAGCCTTCCGCTGTCATAACCTTCTTTCTATAAAAGCCTGTTGCACTGTTCCAAATGGTCGCTACTTCTTCTTTAGGAAGAGGCGGATCACATTTTGCAACGTACTCCATGAAAACTTCAAAAGCTCTATCATCCTTGAGACCATATTTTTTAAGGATACGGCCAGCATAATGGCTGAGCGTTTTATTACGACTACCTTCCAAGATAGGACCAGAATGTGTCGGTGCATCAAATTATTCTTCAGAAGCATCCTCTACCAAAACACCGTCTTCAAGCTCGTCCATAATACTCATCCAGCCTTCATGCCAGGTAATCTCGTCAGCCTCACAGCCAAATAAGAAACGAGCTGCGTCAAGCGCATTGCTATCAAAGAAGGGATACAGCTTTGCCAGTGTTTCCTTTACCTTTGCATAGCTTTCTGCATCGTTAATTGGCGCAACCGGAAACATCACATGAAATCTTGGCGCCGCAGGGAGTTTACCTTTTGGCAGCATATGATGGCGACTTGGTGCCAAACAGTAATCAATGTCCGGGAAAAGTTCGTCCATCTTATCTGCTGTTATAAACTCCAGCGCATTTTCTGTGTGGTCATTGTCCACGTCCATGACGATAACGTCAGATGAAATAAAATTGTCCTTGCTTCTATAGTTATCTTTATAGGAAGCGCAGACATGGTCTTTTTTGACTGCCTCCTGCAACACCTGTGGACTATCGACTTCTACCTTATAGGGATAATCGCAGTTCGCAGCATTTCCAGTGCAGCTCGCTGTGTAAATAACAAATTTCATTTAACAATCCTCCTGCATTCTCTCTGGCCCAATCTCCAGAGCTTGATTTGTTTCTTTGCACACACTGTCGAAATATCTGATTTTCTTACGGTGCTTCTTTGCCTTAGCAATCTCCATGCGCATTCCCTTGGAGGCTTCATCACCGAATACCCAAAGCTCATCGCACTTGCCGAGGAAAACCATATCCATGAACATTGCAAGCTCGCGTTCACTGTCCTCGTGCATATACAAAGGAAGCAACAAATGTGGCGCCAGCGGTATCGCACCCTGGTCCACTGCAAATCTGCTATAACGCTTTGCAGCTTCTGTGTTGGTAACCGTATCGCCGGAATACTTCGAGCAGATATACACCAGCGGCAGATACTTCTTTTCCGCCTTCGTTACGTTTGCGATTGCTATGGCTGCAGTTGGATCTGGATAGCCTTCCTGATTCAAACCGTATACGTTCATCGCCCTCACACTCCTTTCGTTAAAAGATAGAAGTTTTTTCTTCTTCAACTTCCTAAGGGGATTTGTGAGGGTGAATTCCGGTGTTTCAAAAAAATTTCTTGATTTTCTTTAAAAACGTAGACAAGGCACCCTGGTCTATGATATTATGATTGTAGAACAGGTGCCCTAGACTATTTGAAAGCGAGGATTTTATTATGGAAAAGAAAATAGTAAAACTCACATTAAGCAAAGAAGCTTATGACGAACTTGAATCTCTTGCGAAAGAAAGCCATCAAAGCATTCAGGATTACATCAGAAGTAAGGTGTTTGGTGAATCAATCTTTACAGTTGATGAGGCTGTAAAAAGAATTCAATCCGGTAATTTCGATGATACTGAACTTTATCCGGATGGTTTTGAACTCCCTGACGTATATGGTTCAGACTGGACAATTCCAAGAGGGCCTGCCGGCGTGTTCGGCAAAAATTTTTATAACTTTGTAGAGGACAATCCTGATTTAGGGATTAAATTTAAAGATATGGGTAAATACGGCCGCCGCGCAGTTTACACTTATAAGAAGGGAGATTAATCTATGAACTATCGAATCAGACGCGCTATCGAAAGATACATTCAAGCTAACGGGCAACAGTACACACGTGATGTAATCGCTCTGTTTGCTAAGCACTTCAATACAACTAAACAGCGTATCAGCGGCAATATTAGCTGTATGAAATGCCGCGAGCAAAGCATCGACATTATTCCAAATAAACCACACAGCATCATGTACTAATAAGAATCAACTTCGGCCAGCAGGTAATTCTGCTGGTCATTTTTTATGCCAGGTCAAATCGCTTCCTTATATAAAGCGAAGTGGCCTGGCATTTTTATTTTCATTTATCCCGGAATTTGACTCTCCGCTTTCCCTTAGGAAGTTAGAAAGGCAAAAGCCGATCGGAAAGCGAGGTTGAGACTATGGTAACCACAAGAGAAAAAGCCAGTCCTATTGACACCACTGATGAAGAGTTGATTGATACGCTCATTGCCATCAGCGTCGTAGCAAAAAGACTGGCTTCCAATCTAAGACAAAAATCGACAAAAGAAAGTGAGGATGTGTCAAATGACAAAGACGAATGAAGTAAGTGAAGCGTTAGATAACGTAATCGCAAAAGGAGACGACTTCCTTGGTAAAGCAAAAGACTTTATTGCTGCTGTAGAAATTCTGCTTGTTGCAGCAACCGGTTTGAAGGTCCTCCTTGATAAGAATGGAGGTAATCAACATGAGTAAGATGTCAAACCTGGACCTGATATTAGATGAAATGATCACTGCTGGTCAAAAGATGATTGAAGCTGCTACTGCTTTAAGAGAAATGTTCTCGGAAACCGCGGCACCTGAAAAGGCGACAGAAGCCCCTGTAAAAGAAGCATCTCCAGAACCTGAAGTTAAAAAGTATACCTTCCAGGAGGTACGCGGCATTATGGCCAGCCTCTCTGGTAAAGGCAAAAAGGCTGAAGCAAAAGCTCTCTTAACCAAATACGGTGCTTCCCGTTTAAGTGAAGTAAAAGAAGCCGACTATGCTGCTTTGGTGGCTGAGGCCGAGGTGATACTCAATGGCTAAGCACGCATTCCTTTCGGCCTCTGCTTCACACCGCTGGATTAACTGCCCGCCCTCCGCAAAGCTATGCGAAAGTATCCGAGATGAATCTTCACCTTACGCCAAGGAAGGCACTGACTGTCATGAGTTATGTGCTTACCTTGTAGAAAAAGCCTTAGGAAAAGAAGTCACAGATCCAACTGGAAACCTTACCTACTACAACGGTGAAATGCAAAACTGCGCTGAGGAATACTGCAGCTACGTACTTGAGCAATATGAAAAGGCCAAAGAATACTGCAGCGATCCAATGATATTCATTGAGCAGCGTTTGGACTTCTCCCGCTGGGTAGAAAATGGATTTGGAACCGGTGACTGCGTCATTATCGCTGATGAAGTGCTTCACATTATCGACTACAAGCATGGCCTTGGCGTCCTGGTAGAAAGTGAAGGCAACACCCAAATGATGTGTTATGCCCTCGGCGCCTTAGAAGCCTTCGAGGATTTATACGACATCAACTGTATCGAAATGACAATCTTCCAGCCGCGTCGTGAGAACGTCTCCACCAGCACCATCAGTAAGGACGAGATCCTCACTTGGGCTACAGAGGTTTTAATGCCAACCGCTGCACTTGCCTATGAAGGCAAAGGTGAATTCAAAGCTGGCGACCACTGCCAGTTCTGCAAAGTAAAAGCGACTTGTAGAAAACGTGCCGAGACCAATCTTGAGCTTGCAAAATACGATTTTGAGATTGCTGCTATCCTGCCGCGAATCGACCAACTCATCTCCTGGGGAAACGACATCAAAGAGCACGCACTTTCAAAGGCCCAAGCCGGCACCCACTTCGATGGCTTTAAGCTGGTGGAAGGCAGAAGCAATCGTAAATACACAGACGAAGCTGCAGTTGCTGCTACGGTAACAGAGGCGGGCTTCGATCCATACGAGAAGAAGCTACTCGGCATCACTGCAATGAGCTCACTTCTTGGAAAGAAACAATTTGAACAGCTATTAGGCGGACTAGTATATAAGCCGCCAGGTAAACCCGCACTGGTTCCTGAGTCCGATAAGAGACCGGCCATGAACACAGCTGCAGATGATTTTAATGACAATTAATAGGAGGAAAAAATTATGTCTAAAATTGCAAACCCTACAAAAGTTATAACTGGTGTAAACACAAGATGGTCCTACGCTAACGTATGGGATCCTAAGTCAATCAACGGAGGCGCACCTAAGTACAGCGTATCCCTTATCATTCCTAAGTCTGATACGGTAACCGTAAACAAGATTAAGGCTGCTATCCAGGCTGCTTACGAGGAAGGTGAATCCAAGCTCAAAGGCACTGCAAAGGTGTGTCCTGCATTGGGTGTTATTAAAACTCCTCTTCGTGATGGTGACAAAGAACGTCCTGGGGATGAGGCCTATGCCAACAGCTACTTCATTAATGCAAACTCTGCTACAGCACCTGGTATCGTAGACGCTGACCGTCAGCCTATCCTTGACCGCTCAGAAGTATACAGCGGTGTGTATGGTAGAGCTTCTATCAATCTTTACGCCTTCAACTCCAACGGAAATCGCGGTATCGCTTGCGGCCTTAACAACCTTCAGAAGATTCGTGACGGTGAGCCTCTTGGTGGTAAAGCCAGGGCTGAGGATGATTTTGCTACTGAAGAAGACGATGATTTCTTGAGCTAAGGAACAATATAAACCTGACTGGCAGTGGTATCCCTGCTGCCAGTCATCTAAGAAAAAGTGAGGTATTAAAATGACAAGCTTAGAACATACAATGCTTTATATGTGCTTCGGCGCTATGACTGGCTGGATGCTTTGCAGTCTTGGTTTCATCATTGCTGACATCATACACACTGTAAAAAGAAAAATTAGAGAGCGTCGTGAAAAGAAGCAGTTAGAAGCAAACGAAAAAACTGATAACGAGTAAAAATGTGACGGGTGGCAGGGAAAAGGCTCTCTGCCACTTGTTTTATTGGAGGTTCAATATGAAAATACAAGAAATGTCCATAGACTTAGAAACATACAGTGATGTTGATATAAAGAAAGACGGCGTCTACAAATACGCTGAAGCCGATAATTTTGAAATACTGCTCTTTGCAGTTTCCATTAACAACGGTCCTGTCGTTGTATATGACCTTGCCTGCGGTGACGTACTTCCAGAAGATATAATCGACGCTCTGGTTGATGATACCGTAACCAAGTGGGCCTTTAACGCAGTGTTTGAAAGAATCTGTATTTCCTATTGGTTAAAGAAGCATTATCCTGATAAATTCGAAAGCTACAGCATACCTGAAGATACTGTTGGTAATTGAGTCTTGGCGCTGCACTATGATTTGGAGCGCTTATATGGGACTTCCGCTTTCATTGAAAGGCGCCGGTGCTGTACTTGACCTTAAGGACCAGAAAATGAAGGAAGGTAAAGACCTGATTCGTTACTTCTGCGTACCATGTAAACCTACAAAAAGCAATGGCGGCAGAACCCGTAATTTTCCTCATCACGCACCTGACAAATTGGCCCTCTTCAAAGAATACAATAAGCGCGACGTTGAAGTAGAAATGAGCATCAAAGAAAAGCTGCGCAAGTTCCCGGTACCCGAATTTGTCTGGGAAGAATATCACCTGGATCAGGTTATCAATGACAGAGGCATTCTTCTCGACATGCAGCTTGTAAAAAACGCAATCGCCTTTAATGAACGTTCTAAGAAAACTATCTCTTCTCAAATGAAGGATATGACTGACCTTGATAATCCAAACAGCGTCGTACAGATGAAGGCTTGGTTATCTGAACAGGGCCTGGAAACAGATACCCTTGGTAAAAAAGCTGTTGCAGAACTTATCAAAGATGCACCAGATGACTTAGCACAGGTATTATCCCTTCGTCAGCAGCTTGCGAAAAGCTCTGTTAAAAAGTATCAGTCGATGGAAAATGCAGCACTTAAAGATAATCGTGCCAGAGGCATGTTTCAGTTTTATGGCGCCAACCGTACTGGTAGATGGGCTGGCCGCATCATACAGTTACAGAACCTTCCGCAAAATCACATGAATGACCTTGCTGAAGCTAGAGAGCTTGTAAGAGTCGGTGATTATGATTCGCTGGAAATGCTCTATGATGATATTCCGGACACCCTCTCACAGCTTATCCGTACTGCTTTTATTGCAAAGCCTGGATACAAATTTTATGTAGCTGACTTTAGTGCTATCGAAGCTCGTGTTATTGCGCATTTAGCAGGGGAAGCCTGGCGTCTTGAAACCTTCAAAGCCGGCGGTGATATTTACTGCGCTTCTGCTTCTAAGATGTTTCATGTACCTGTAGAAAAGCATGGTATCAACGGTCATCTTCGTCAAAAAGGTAAGATTGCTGAATTGGCCCTTGGTTATGGCGGAAGTGTCGGCGCACTAAAAGCTATGGGTGCTCTTGAAATGGGCATCCCTGAAGAAGAACTCCAGCCGCTGGTAACTGCCTGGCGTGAAGCAAATCCTAACATCGTATCTATGTGGTGGGATTTTGACAACGCAATCAAAAACGCTGTTAAAATGCATAGCAGCACTGAATCACATGGTATTAAATTTACCTGGCGCAGCGGCATGTTATTCATTACTCTCCCGTCCGGAAGAAAGCTCATTTATATAAAACCAAAGATAGGCGAGAACCAGTTCGGCGGCTAGTCCGTAACCTACGAAGGCATCGGCGCCACAAAGAAATGGGAACGTTTAGAAAGCTACAGACCGAAATTTGTAGAGAACGTCGTACAGTCTATTTCCAGAGACCTTTTGATGAACGCCATAAAAACGCTGTCCCACTGCTTTATCTGCGGCCACGTACACGATGAAATCATCATCGAATGTTCCGATAAAGTTTCTCTCGATGTTTTATGCCAGCAGATGGCAAGAACCACGGACTGGATGCCGGATATCTTGCTTAGGGCCGATGGGTACGTAACTGAATTTTATAAGAAGGATTAAAAAACAGCAGCAACGGTATGTGCGCTTATACCATTGCTGCTGTTTTAACTTATAAATTACCAGCGATACTTGTTGTTATAGATATCCAAGGCAATCTTCTGAGTTTTCTCGATAAATGCATAGCCCTGAGTCTTACCTTTTCCAATATCGAGCTTGTCTAAGATTTCCTTCTTCTGAAATCCTTCAGATAACAGCCTGATGATTTTTCCCATATTCTCATCCTGTGCAGAAAGGTCCGCAACAAGCATGTCAAACACCTGCATTAAAAACGCTTCATCTTCAAGAGCTGTTGTTCCTGTTGGATCGAATCCATTACCATCTTCGTCATCGATATCTTCAAGAAACATATCAAGAGAAAGGTCCTCTGATTTTACTTCCTCTTTGTGTTTCAAGTAACGCTCCACTTCGCTATTGAAGAACTTCATATAAACGTCCATGAAGCCTTTTTTATTTGGTACAAATACCACCGGCACCTTCTTACCATGAGGGAATGTCCAAGTTTCAACATTTTCACTGTCAAAACCGAGTGGCTTTAAGGTTTCCTTCATTTCCTTCGTTAATACTACCGGAACGAGTTCTTCATCAGCTTTTGCAGGAATGTTATTGAACGTCGCTCTGTTACTAAAATCTCTGTAATTATTGTCTTTGATTGTCATTCTTTGGCTCCTCCTGGCCCAAAGAACTGCGCAAGACAAAATACAGACTATTTAGTAACAACCCGACCTTTTTTTCCTAAAAAAGAGCGCACGAAATAAAGGGTACGGATTATCCTGGTTCCTTGATTTAACATTTAGAACCCTTATAATCTGTATCCTGCCTTCGAGCGCTACTTCGGGCCGATACATTATTTAGAGACTTTGTGTCTCTGTATTATTAGAATAGCCTATAATTTCAGGACTTTCGCGGTGGTGTCAGTTCCGCTTTTTAACGCAAAAAAGCCGTATAAACGTAGTTTTTTCTCTACACTTATACGGCTTTGCCTTTATTTGAGCATAATAAAAACCGGAAGTCTTAGTTCCGGTTTTTACAAAAATTTATGAAACAATTTTTTCATCGACGCCCCATAACGGGTAATTTTTCTTGGCAAGCTTTTGGTTCACCAATTTAAGAGACTCATGAAAATGATGGTGTATAAGATACTTTGCGAATATTCCAGCTTTATCTGTCGAATATCCACCACATGCCTTCTCTACAAGATCATCACTGAATAATGGATGAAGATGTAAACCAATACAAATAGCATAAACATATTCCGGACTTACATTCGTCTTTTCTTTCCTCATCTGACGAATATATCTTTCCGTAATTCCGGTTCGACACTCCAACTCTAAGTTTGTCATCTTATTACTTTTTTTCAAACGTTCCATATGTGCATCTAGTGTTAAATGAAATGCTTTTGGCAGCTTTTCATAAATCTCTAAAATGCGGTCGATTTCATCATCTATTTTATCCAGCTCTTCTGCTTGTTTAATTACATCCTGGTTATCTTCATATTCAATAGTTTTTGATTCGCAGAATGCTATCGCATTTACATCATGGTTCAAATAACATTGATTATAAAAATCTCCAGAACTATTTACTGTTTCAAAATTACGAGTGAATTTCAAGCAGCACTCATCAACATTTTCAAGTGCATAATCTGTTAATGCATATTCGCCCGGCTCGTATTTTTTTGCTGGTCGAACATATAATGGATCATTAATACAAACCAAGCAACCTACATAAAGGAATTTTCCGCTGTCCACTAGCTGTGCAAATTCAGCATTATTTTTGTAGTTCTTTTCGTAATTTTCACGATCCAGAATGAATGTTTGATAATCGTCAAGAGCTTCAGGATTAAAGGTAAATGGAGGGTGATAGTGCCCATCAACAGATAGTAATGCTCCCTCTGCACACTTATATCCTAACTGCAAAGCACGCAACTTGGCTGCATATTTTGAAACGCCAAAACACATCCCCAGCTTATCGAGTGTTCTTTCCATTATCTCACCTGAATGGAAATACGGCGTTTGACGCTGTTCATTATAAATCTGAGAAAACATACCTGTAAAAATTGTTCTAGGCATAAGTATACGTGGCGCAAGAGCATTAGCTTGCCATTCTGCCCACCATAATGCTTTTTGGACACCTTCAAGATGTTCTGGCGACATTTCAGGATCGACCGCACATGACAAACTTGTTTCATCTTCGTTCAGCAAAGATAAAATCTCGAAAAACTTTTGATGCTTTTCCCAATGAATAATCTCGTGGGCGATTGTGTTAAGTGTACTTCCGACATCTCCCATGAAATATGCATCGCTGTTAACAAGCATGGTTCCAGCCTTTATTTCTTTATTGACAAGATGTCTTTCTTTTTTTCCTTTCAAGCGCTGTATCATGTAAGAATCATACTCATATACATCCTCGAAGGAAGGATTGAAATACATTCTACCAAACACATTTTTAGGAAGTGGAGCCTCGTAGTACTCAACTCCCATTTCTCCGAGAATTTGTCCTACAGGCAGTATCCACGCATCAAAAATGACCGGACCAGAACAATAAAATTCGTAGAAATCTTCTGCTTCATCTTCCAATTGGTCAGAATAAATATAAGGCACTAAATATTCATCCAATGCTCCTGGTTTCTCAAATGTATTTGGATTGTATTCCTCTACATCAGTAACACAAAAGTCCTTTAGACCATTTGCCAAGATAGCATTTGCATAGACGGTAAACCATTTTGTTTTACGATCAGCTACCGTTTTATTTGTGCCAAGGCTCATGGTTACAAGGTCTGCTTCACAATGAATGTCCATTCTTATCATTGGGCCCAAATCATCATGGCAAACCATATATTTGACTTTAACATTTTCTACTTTTTGGTCACATACAGATAACACGCTATACGAATGAAATCCAATACCGTCGTGTTTTAAATTTACGAACTCCTCAATATAGGTGGTCAAGCGACGTTCGTATTTATCCTGTATGTAACTTTTGAAATCTGTATATGCCAAGGCAATCCTCCTTAATTTATTTTGATTTATCGCTCTGGTCAATCAAGAGCGTAAACTTTTCTTGAAGTTCTATTGGTGGGCAAGGGAAAGAGAACCACTTGAAAGTTTTTTATCACCCAAAACTATTCTTTGTGAGAACGGCAAACTGCCTGATTTCGTAAATTATATTTGCGTATAAATATATAT